TGGTTTCGATCTTCAAAGTGGAGATTGGCAAGCAGTACAAGATATTTCAAAGTATAAGGAAGCAGCAAAACTTCAGCGAGATAAAGAAGCGTATTATGGTAAAAACAATAATGGATACCGTAAGATGGCAACTATCCCTGACATTGTAGCAATTAAGATTTTTGAAGACCATAAGCTAGATCTACATGATCCTGCCTTTATGAAAGATCCTAATAACCTTAAAAAGCTTAAGACTATCTTAGTTACAGAATACTCCGATTTGGTAATCAATACTTAATTAGGAGGCCAAGAATGGCATTGACTTATTCACAACTTGTTGATAAAGTTCGTGAGTGGACTAACAGAGATGAAGAAGTAGTGAGCGATGCTATTATTCAAGACTGCTTAAAGTATGCAGCTGATAAAGCATATCGAACACTTCGGGTACCTCCGTTGGAAAACGTTGCTATCTATGATAGAACATCCCTACTTACAGGAACTACAAATGCAACAAGTAGTACAAGTAGTATTACAGAAATCCAACTCCCTTTTGATCTTATTGAATTTATTCAATTGCGAGAGGTAGACGCTAATGGTATTAGTACTCGCGTCTTTAATGAGAGGGTAGACATTAGAACATTTAACGACTTTCGCGCTGAAAAATATACAGGGTATAACTATTGGGCGCGGCAGCAAAACATTATTTATCTAGCACCTGGCTTTGGTCAAGGTTCACTAGGCAATCAAGCAAACGCTATTGAGCTTTATTACTATCGTAGACTTCCTGCACTTAACGCACGTTATGCAGTAACTATACTTAACTATAATGCTGATTTTCTTACTACAGTAGGTGCCGGGGCAGGTATTAATAACTCTACTCTGCTTTATTTTAACAGCAATACAGGTACAACTGCTTATACAACAAGTGCATTAGCACAAGCAGCTGATCCTGCTGGTACAGTAACCTCTGTCTATTACATGGGCATTGAGTCACCTAATTGGCTTAGAGATAACAATGAGCGTATTCTTATTTACGGAGCATTAACACAATTGTTTGCTTATGTACAAGAAGACGATCAAGCAGCAAAGTACTTACAAGCGTTTAATGCAGAGATTGCAGAGCTTAATGATGAAGATGCAAAACGTAACTCATCAGGTGGTAATATTCAGATCAATTTTAACGGACGAGGGTTAATTTAATGACTACACCAGCAAGACCTGGATCCTTTACAGGCGCAACAGATAACGAATCTACAGGTGGTCTGTTTACAGATACTCTTATTGATGGAATTCCCGATATTGTAGGTGCAGACGTTGCATCGGCACAAGCTTCAGCAACAGCGGCAGCAGCAAGTGCAGGTTCAGCAGCAGCAAGTGCAACAGCCGCAGCTGGATCAGCAGTTACTGCAACCGACGCTAGTACAAGTGCTACTGATTCTGCTTCTACTGCAAGTACAGACGCAGGAACAGCAACAACAAAAGCAGGAGAGGCGGCAGAGTCGGCTACAACAGCATCAGAGGCAGCCATAGCAGCTGCGGAAGATGCCACTGCCGCAAATGAGTCAGCTGGCAATGCAGCAGGGTCTGAGACTGCAGCAGCAGCTTCACAAACAGCTGCAAGCACTAGTGCAGGTAATGCATTAACTTCTGCGACTGCTGCTAACACGGCAAAGCTTGCCGCTGAAGCTGCTTTAGCCTTATTCACAGATGCTTATATTGGTGCATACGCGAATGATGCCGCTGCAGATACAGCTGCAGGAGCAGCTTTAACTGAAGGTGATTTATATTTTAATACTGTAACGGATCAAATGAAAGTTTGTAGTGCCGTAAATGCAGGAACCGGAACGTGGTTAACTTTAACACCAACAGCTGCTAACCAAGCAAATATTAATATAGTAGCTAATATTGAAACCGAAGTTAGTGAAGTGGCTGCAATTGATACAGATGTTATAAAAGTAGCTAATATTGATACAGATGTTACAGCAGTAGCTGACATTGATACAGAGGTTACGGCAGTGGCTGGCGATGCTACTGATATTGGCACTGTAGCAACAGACCTTGCAGGATCAGATACAATTGGTACCGTAGCTAGTCAAATTACACCAACAAATAATATTCAAGCAGTAGCTACAGCAGCCCCTGATATTAATACCGTAGCAACAAATCTCACTGGGTCAAATACAATTGGTACTGTAGCATCAGATCTTTCTGGATCAAATACAATTGGTGCTGTAGCAACAGACATAGTTGAAGTTAATGCGGTAGGTGCGGATCTTACAGGATCAGATACGATTGGTACTGTAGCAGCAGATCTTTCAAGTACTAACACAATTGGTACGGTAGCAACCAATCTTACAGGCTCAGATACAATTGGTACAGTCGCTACAAATATTGATAATGTAAATCTTGTTGGACCAGACATTACAAATGTAAATACAGTTGCAGGTAATATTGCTAATGTAAATACTTTTGCAAATACTTATTTTGTTTCAGCTACAGCACCTGGATCTCCAACTGAAGGTGATCTTTGGTTTGATACTACTGCTAATGTAATGAAAGTTTACAATGGTATAGCTTGGGTAGCTGCTTCATCTAGTGTAAACGGAACTGCACAACGGGTTAATTACACTGCAACAGCAGGGCAAAGCACATTTAATGCAATCTATGATGTAGGTTTTGTAGATGTATACTTAAACGGTATTAAGCTTATTGAAACTACAGATTTTACTGCTACCAATGGAACATCTATTGTTCTCACAAGTCCAGCGGCTGTTGATGACACTGTTGATATTGTTGGCTATGGTTTATTTGAGTTAGCTAACTTTAGTATTAACGATGCAAATGATGTTAACACAGGGGGTGTAACGGACGGTCAAGCTTTAGTATTTAATTCAACTTCAGGTGATTTTGAACCACAAACACCAGCTTTAACTTCCGGAGCAACTTTTACTGGACCGCTTACAGCGTCTGATACTTTTACAACAGGCAATGGACTAGCTAATCTAGTTTATTCACGTATAAATTACGCTTCTGAACAGTATGCTACAAGTACTACTACGTCTGGAGAGCTTACTGCTACGCTAGGGGGTAATATTCATTATTGCACTGCCGATCAAACAGGCAATCGAACTTTTAATAATAAATATTTAGCCTTTACACCCAATGGTAATATATCAGGTATTTCAACAACGGCTGCTGTTTTACTGACAAACGGAACTACTCCATATGTAATCAATGATGTAATAAGTGAATTTGGCGCTAGTTATATCTCAACAATAGATTTAAAGTGGCAAGGCGGCTCAGCCCCGACTGCTGGTAATGCAAACAGTGTTGACTTGTATACATTTACTTTTATAAGAACTGGTGATAAGGCTTATACATGCTTTGCTAGCCAACCTATTCAATATGCTTAGAGGAGTTATATAATGCCTTTATTAACAACACTTGCTAATGGTTCAGCTAGAGGGTTTGGGCTTGGGGCTGGCTCTGCTGGCTATTGGCAAGGCGGTGAAGTAACAGAAACTATAGTTAGGCCAAGCGGCGGCACCGCTTATTATGGCACTTCAGTAGATCTAAATGAAGATAGTACTTATGCTATTGTTGGTGCACCTCTAAACACAGTAGGTTGGGCGTATATCTATAGCGTTTCTGGAACTACATTTACACAACAAGCGGCTATTAATGGCGGGTCTAACTCTGGATCATACCAAAATGGCGATAATTTTGGAAATGCTGTAGCAATAAGTGGAGATGGAGCCGTTGCTGTTATGGGGGCACCGGGCTACGATATTAGTATTAATACTCTTAATACTGGTGATGCTTACGTTTTTGAAAGGAGCGGAACCACTTGGACACAACGAGCAAGACTCGGAACGACTCGATTGAGTACTGACCAAGATCTTAACGATTTCTTTGGCAATGCAGTAGATATAGATGAAGATGGTACTTATGTTGTTGTTTCGGCAAATTCTGATGATGGTAATGATACAGGCGGGTCCGGGCCGGGGGCTATTTATGCCTGTGGACCTTACTCGGGCAGCAGTTATAGCTCCGGTAAAATAACTGCATCGGATGGGGTTGATGGTGATAGTTTTGGCTACGACGTGGCTATTAGCGGAAATGGGTCTTATATTATTGTCGGTAGCCCTCTCAAAGCGGTCTCAGGTCTGGGCATCGCTGGAGGTGTTTATATTTATGAAAGAACGGGAAGTAATTTTAGCGCCGCTAATGAAACAATTATAGATAATCCTGTTCCTGCGTCTGCCGACTATTTTGGAAGAAGTGTAGATATAAATTATGACGGTACTTGGGCTGCAATTGGAGGCTATGGCGATGATGATGCAGCTTCAGGCGCTGGCGCTGTTTTTGTTTACAAAAGAACAGGAAGTAGTTGGACACAACAAGCAAAATTAGTTGCAGATGATGCTGCAGTAAATGACGGCCTTGGTGTTAGTACAGGCGGAATACAAATTAGTAATGACGGAACGAAAATTGTCGTTGGTGCATGGGGTGACGATCCCGGTGGCGCTGCTTATATTTTTGAGAGAACCGGAGAATCTTGGAAGCAAACTAGAAAGTTGACCGCTTCTGATGCAACGGCTGGCGACCAGTACGCGCATGGTCTTCAAGGTGGAGTTTCAATAAGTGATGATGGTGAAACAATATTAATAGGAGCTTCTAGAGAAGATGGCGGCGCTGGTGATCCAACCTCTAACAGAGGTTGTGTATACCTCTATAATAAATAAAGCAAGTTGTTTAATAAGGAAAATTATATTATGAAAATAAAAATTTATTATAGGAGAGTGGTATGACAAGAGCAAGAAATATAGCTAATCGGGCTTTAAGCGATATCACTAGTCCTAATACGAATCAGGATATTACGATTACTCCAAATGGTGCTGGTGATGTAATTGCTGAAACAGATACTTTTACAATAAAAAACACAAGTGATCTTAATATTGGTCCAATTCTTGTTTTAGATCATACTACCTCTTCACCAGCAGTTAATGATGTCAGTATAATTAAAGCCATAACAACCGATGCTGGTGGTACCTCAATTACACCGTTTCAGCTTCAAGTACTTGCTCCTGATAAAACAAGTGGAGCAGCTACTGGTCAAGCAAAATTTTTTGTTAAAGAAGACATTGGTTCGGTTCCACAGACATATATCACGCTTGATGGTGATGCTGAACAAGTAACTTTTGCAAAGCCTATTGTAAATAGCTCTTTAATTACAGCTAGTGGTGGACTTAGGGTTGATAGTAAATTAGATATTAATGACGTAGTTGAAAAAGTGTTTGTCTATGGTCAAGGTGCAGGGACGTTTAATTATAATACCTTTACTCATGCGGTTGCTTATGACACTACTACAACTACTGCAAATAGGGGGTTGAATTTTCAATATATAAACAACCAAATGACTAATGGACAAAGCAGCACCGTAACTTGGATTTTAACAATGGGAACTACTGCTTACTATCCAACAACAATTTCTATAGATGGCACTGACGTTACGTCATCAGTAAAATGGCAAGGTGGTTCTGCGCCAACGTCTGGTAATCCAAATGGTTTAGATATTTATACTTTTACAATTATTAAAACCGCAGACGCTACATTTACAGTGTTAGCAAGCCAAACGCAGTTTGCATAAGGAGTCTTGTAATGCCCACATTATCATCATTTGGTGGAGGTTCAGCTAGAGGGTTTGGTCGTAACTTAACTTCTGCGGCTGGACCTGCAGGGGTTGATGAACTATTCTCTTTGTTTTCTCTTAATTCTTCTGAGGTTACAATAACTTCATCTGGTACAACTCCATCGTTTGGTTTTAGTATTACTAATGGATTTATGACTGCTGGAGATGCAAGTGGATTTGCTTACCCCCTTTCAGGTACATCATCTTTAGACCCAACTGGTGGCGTTGATTGGTTAATTCAAGCAACGGTTCTTCTTACAGACCGATGTAGTGATCCGTCTATTGCTGTTTGGCCTGTTACAAGTGGAAGATCTGCACCACAATGGAATTGGGGCGTTCAAACAAGTAGAATATCAGCACAATTAAACTGTAATAGTTATAATGGACTATATGGTACAAGTATTGCTGATACTGGTGCAGGATCTTTAGGTACTAGTTATTATCATGCCGGAGCAAGATTAACTTTACATTTTTGGTATGCTCCGAGTATTGGTGCTACAAAATCTCGTTTAACTGATTCACTTAATGATTGGTCTGTGACTGGAACACGATTAGGAAGTAGATCATCTAGTATCTCTCAAACATTCGGGTCATCAACTCCTGTTTATTGGGGTCTAGGTTCTGACTTTGACGGTGTTTCATTAGGTACTACAAGTACTAATTTTACACAAGTAAGAATTAGAAGTATGCCATCTGGATACAATTCACCTGGATCAGTTCCAATTGCCCCGTAAGGAAATATAATGAAAGGATATTTTTGTTTTAGATGCTTTAAGAAAAAAATAAAAGTTTGGTTTTTAGAAAGATTATCTTATTTAAAGACTTATAGGGGAGATATTTAATGCCCATACTATCATCATTTGGGGGAGGTTCAGCTAGAGGGTTTGGTCAAGGTTTACTTACGTCCTCTTCTCAATCCTATGCGTTTACATCCTTTACATTTACAACTGCTTCAACTAGGGGTGTCTATGGACCTAATTTATCTACATTACAAAGTTCATATTCATCAGATGCGTGGACTCAAGATACAAACAATTTTAATGTAATAACAAATGGTGTTCAACGTTGGACAGTACCAGAAACTGCCACATATACTTTTGTAGCTAAAGGAGCCGAAGGTAATACTCCAAGTTCTGGAACCTATACTGCAAGTCCTGGAGGCCTTGGGGCTAGTGTCACATTTAATGTAAACTTAACAGCAGGTGATTATATTAATATAGTTGTTGGACAGCAACCTATCTCTCATGTTTCTAGTATGGCTGGAGGAGGTGGCGGTACATTTATATATACTAGTACTAATACCCTCATTGCTGCTGTCGGTGGCGGCGGTGGCGGTGGTAGAACTGGTTTTGAAGCTACTTGGAATTATAATTTAAGACATGGAAAAAGTGCTTTTGATACACTTCTTGGTAATGATGGTTATCATAATAATGAAGTAAGTCCAATTTCAAGAGGCGGCGGCACTGTTTCCGGCGCGGGATATGGCGGCTACATGGGTGATGGAAACAACCGAGGTGGTGGTGGGGCTGGTTGGCTATTCGGAGGACAACGGGCTTCTATTACTACTGACACCACTAAATTTAACTATTTAAGAGGTAGAACCAGAACTGATTCAGTACCTTGGCAAGGTGGCCTTGATTATGATGGTCTTGCAGTCTCAACACAAAACACTAGGTGTTCAGGTGGTTTCGGTGGCGGTGGAGCCGCAGGATATCACCCTTACAAGGGGTATGGTGGTGGAGGCGGTGGATACTCCGGCGGTGGCGGCGGTTCTTGGAATGGCGGTGGTGGCCCTGCAGGTGGGGGATCAACCTATGTGCCTGGGGGATTCACCTCTTCAACAGCGGGTGCCAACAGCGGTGGTGGCTCTGTACAAGTGACGAAAATTTAGGAGTAATGAAAAATGAATTTAGAACAAACAGTTACTCCAGAATTAAGAGTAGCACTAGAATTAGAAGCTCACGAAAAAGAATGTGCAATTCGCTACGCTAACGTAGAAAACCAATTGTCTATGTTGGACAAACGTATGTGGCGACTTGAAGCAATGATTATGGGATCAACTATAGTAATGGTTGGTCTTGCAGGATCCCTCCTAATGAAACTGTGAGGTAACTCAGATGATCGCAGAAACAATGGCTGGCATAGCTCTTGTTAAAGGCGCTGTTGACGGTATTAAAAGTATTATTAATACTGCTAATGATGTCTCTGACATAGCTAGTTATGTAGATAAGTTGTTTGAGGGCGAGAAACAAGTACAACAAAAAAGAAATAAGAAATCAGGTGTTGATAACTTTGGAGGCATTGGAGGCGTTGCTTCTGAAGTTATTGACGCTCGACTAGCAGCAGAAAAGCTGCAAGAGGTCGCTACCCTAATCGACATGAGGTTTGGTCACGGTACCTGGAAGTCTATTGTAGATGAACGTGCTAGACGACTGCAAGAAGAAAAAGCTAAAGCTATGGAAGCTAGGCGAATACAAATACAAAAAGCTAAAGAGATAGAAGAATTATTTCAAAACATATTATTAGTAATAGCTATTGTAGTTGTATTAGTTATTGCAGTTGTAGTAGCAATTAACATTATTTGAGGAGACTACTATGTTTAAAGTCTTAGTATTAGCTTGTAGTATTGCAAGCCCTACTGATTGTTGGGAGTTCCATGATACCCGTGGTCCTTATGCAACCCGTGAAAAATGTCAAGCTAGAGCTTTTGAAATGAGGCAAAGCATTATAGAATTACAAGGGCGTGATTTAATGCCTAGGGTTTTTCGTTGTGATAAACTACAAGGGAGCATATTATAATGATACAAGCTTTAATTGGTCCGGTAACAGGACTACTAGATAAGTTTATTCCTGATGCAGATGAAAAGGCTAGGATTGCTCATGAGTTAGCTACTATGGGTGAACGACACGCTCAAGAGTTAGCTAAAGGACAACTAGAAATAAACAAAGCAGAAGCTGCTAGTCGTAATATGTTTGTAGCTGGTTGGAGACCCTTTATTGGGTGGACCTGTGGCATTGCACTATTCTGGCACTTCGTAGGATTACCTATAACCCTATTCTTTGTTAGTTGGTTTGCTGTAGAAATTCCTACTTTGCCTGAATTTGAAATGGAAACACTGATGACAGTACTTATGGGTATGCTTGGTCTTGGTGGTCTTAGAACATTTGAAAAGGTTAAGGGGAAAGCTAAATGAAGAATCCAGGACCACTAGCAAAAAAGAAAAAGAGTACAGTTAATAGTGCTGGTAATTATACTGATCCTGCTTTGCGTAAAAGAATATTTGAACGGCTTAAAGCAAGCGGTAAGTATGGAAAGGCCGGACAAGTAAGCGCAAGGCTTATGCAAGCAGTTGCTCAAGAGTATAAAGCTAAAGGTGGAGGTTATACAGCATGAGTCCTCCTAGAACGAGACCAGGTGTTAAAAAAGGACCACTTTCTAAAGAAGCCATTTCAATGATTAAATGGACTAATCAAGATTGGAGAACTAAAAGCGGTAAGAATTCTATTGTAGGTAATAAAGCTACAGGTGAAAGATACTTGCCTAAAGCTAAACTTGCTAGTCTTACTGCTAAAGAATATGAAGCAACAACTAAAAAGAAACGTGAAGGCATTAAGAAAAAGAAACAGTATGTTAAAAATACTAAAGCAGCTACAGTGAGGACAACATGAATATAGAGCAGCTTAGAGAGGAACTTAAGATCGATGAAGGATGTAAGTATGAGATCTACTTGGATCACCTTAACCTCCCTACTTTCGGTATTGGTCATCTTATTCTCGAT